TAAGATTGTTCCATTGACGAGGGTATTTAGTATTATCATCAGCAACCCATGCTTTTCCTATTTTTATGGTTCTACCATTATGTTTCCAAGCCATTATATTCTCCTATCTTGCATTAGCATATTTAAAAGGTGCTTCGGCAAATGCCATGTATATATATGTTCTGCCACTTCCATTTATCTCAGCACCAGTTCCTTTTGGTTTAAATCCAGTTGAGAGCATATCTATATGGTGAGTTGTTGTTACACTACCTTCAGCATTTGAAAGATTTGGGTGCATATTTATATTCGCAGGGTTTATTGGATTCCTTACTTCATCATGCAAAAACCAATTAGTAGAACCATGACTACTACACTTTGTAATTATAAAAGCAGGTCTGAATCCAGTATGGACAAAAGTTCCATTATCATCAACTCCATTTCCAGTATAACTGCCCATCTTTGAGTAGCCTTCTACTGAATGGAAACAGTACATAACATGAGCAGAGCCTGAATTTACACTATCAGCAGTTCCTAATGTTACTAGTGTAGAAGATGGTGCTGTGTCATTCCATACAGTATCTGCATCATCAGTATCACCACTAGAAGATAAATCTAAATAATCGGTTGCAGGAGCAGATGTATTAGAAGCATGATAAATGGGCCATGCAGGGTTTGATATTGCTTCATCTCTATTTTTCACAATTACCATTTCTGGTGCTTGTGATAATCCGTGTCCAACTGTTGCACTTGAAGCATCATTACCAGTATAAGTTACAATGCTAAACCCTGCTGTTGTGTTTGCTTGTACTGTACTTGTTATAGAACCATCTGTATTGCTTGAGGTTGTGCCACCATTTGCTTTCCAGTTCCAAGCTACATATGTTTTTCCATTATTATTTACTGCTGTAGTTGATGAATCTGCTCCTAAAGAAAAGCCACCACCTGAGACATCAAAATCTGTGAGAGAATCTGAACCAGTTCCCTCTGCTCCAGTTGCATCAGCTTGTAGAAATTTTGTTGCTCCTCTACTTGAATCATATAACATATGTGATATTGCGGCATTTCTTGTTTTTATCCATACCCAATCAGGAACGAAACCAACAGTTATATCTTGTGCAGTGCTATTAAGTCCATTATAAAGAACTGTATTAAAATGGTCATCAGCTTGTGTATCAGCATTAGGACTTATGGTTGGTTCTGGTAGGTTAGCTGAACATAATGCTAGAAAGCCTGATGGTGGTGCATATTTAAACACCCCTGCTCCCTCACTTGGTGTTTCTGTTCCTACATCTCCACCAGTTAGAACACCTGCAAAACTTGGGTCTTGTCCACAATTTAATGTAGCAGTACCAGTATTATCACCTGCAAAGTCACCATAAGCAGGACCATATCCACCATCTGTAGTTCCTGATGGTGCTGTGATGTCTATTGTCGTTATACTAGAGCCATTTTTTAAAAACTGTAATTCATTATCCTCTAAATTTATGGCAACACCAATAATATCGCCATTACCATAAGTGGTAAGACCACTAGCTGCACTTGTGGCTCTTATCTGTCCAATAGCAGTATAACTATATTCTTCCGTACTACTGTCACCTAAAGCAGAAGTTGTGTTAATTGATTCGTGACCAGATATACCAATACAATGTTTAGCATTAGTATCATTTGCCATCATTTCAAAATACCATTTTCCACTAGATACTCTAAATGTTGATGTATTAAATGAATATGCACCAGTAGTTGATGCTATTTTTAAATTGCCCTCACTAAAAGAACTTGCATTACCTCTGCCATTTCCAATAAAGTTCATAGTGCAAAAGTTGTTTTCTGGCGAGTCAGGCATATTACAATCATCGGCAGCTATAATTGCACTATCTAAATGATTGGTTTGCCCTGACGTATCTGCACCTATAGTGTTACTTGCACCACTACCAACACCAGTTTGTTTAAACTCTAAATGAAAACCATTAGTTCCAAAAGTCAAACCACTTGTTGCTTTAGGAATTAGTACACCATTTTTAAATTCTGCAAAACTTGTGTAATCTAAATATTGACCATCTAAATGGTAAAAATCAGCTAAGTAACCTTCAAACTCTGTTGAAGCACCCCATGCCGCTTCGCCAAATTTCATTAAAGTACTTGCTCTATTCATACCCCAAGCATAGTCTTCTGGGTATTTTCCTGTATCTGTAGACCTTAAAACACCATTAACCCATATCCTATGAACAGTATTTTCTGAATCAACAGCCCAACATATGTGATACCACGCACTTGTGTCTCGGTAGAGGTCAGGTCCAATAGCTCCATATGTAGCTGAACTTCCATCATAATATGTGTGAAGTTGGTCAGAGTCAAAATATATTGCGGCAATTCCATCATTACCAGAATAACTTGCACCAGACCAAAGATAACCAGTACCTAGATTAGTTCTCTTAACCCAAAAACTAGATGTCCATTTCTTTTGATTACCAGAACTAGATGGTGTTATTTGTAGATATGTTTCACCTATTGGAAAACGTACTGACTGTTCAGCCACACCATTATAGAAACCTGTGTCTTGGTCAACTGCACCTATTGTTGGAAGTAAAGACATATTATGTTAATGCTCCTGTTGCAGACACTAATATTGTGTCATTACCACTTGTAGCAGTACAGTAATAAGAAACCATGTATTTACCTGCTGTAGTTAATGCACTTAATACATCTGCATTAATAGCTAATGAAGCATGAGCCGAAAGTGTATGTCCACCAGAATTATCTAAATAAATAACACCAGATTGACCAATAGCAGGATTAGTTAATGTAATAGTGTCATTACCATCAGGAGTAAATGTCCAAAAATTACTTACTGTTAAATCAAAGTTACCATCATTATCTGCTGTTTGTGTACCTGTTGCTCTACCAGTAACAAATACATCATCACTAACTGTAACTAATAAATTTTCATCTATTGATAATGCTGGAGTTGTACCTACAGCAGAGCCTTTACCTATTACAAGGTCATCTGCACTATCGTCAAGTCCAACATAAAAGTCTTGAGCATTACCATCAAATACTAATTTTGTATCTTCTGCACCAGCATCACCTATTGTAAGAGAAGGAGCAGTACCACCTAGAATAAGTCCAGCATTATGCACATGAGTTAAGGTTACTTCATTATTAACTCCAAACCCTAAAATTGCACCATCACTATTTAATTGAAGATCATGGCTTACAAGAACTGCTGTTGAAGCATTTAAATCAATGGTTGCCTCACCATCTATTGTTAAAACTCCATCAGAACTTTGATGTACAAAACTAGCGGCATCACCAAATGTTAATTTATTAGTGCCATTAAGAGTTAAACCTGTGCCGTCTGTATGTGTTAAAGTAGTGTCTCCATCTGCACCAAAAGTTACAACTGCACTATCTGAACTTAAAGTCAAATCGTCACCAACTGTAAGATCACCTTGTACTTTTAGATCAACTGCACTCAATGATGCAAATACATCTGTAACTATTGCACCACTACCACCACCATCTAATGAAACTACTTTTGTATCTCCATTTGGTATAGTAACTGCTGCACCACCACCTGATCCTTGTTTTATAAGAATATTATACGGACCTGAACTACCACTATCAGTAGTATTATTTTTAATAATATGGACTCTTCTCATGTCGTTAGGACTAATGGTAATTGTACAATCAGAGTCTAATGCTCCAGTATATATTAAGTATATTGGTCTGCCTTGATCTGCTGCACCATCTGCTACTGTTGTGTCATGGGTGTTTGCATTATCTGTTATAGCTTCTGTGCCAAACCCTAATGCTTCTCCAATAAGTTCTAAGTTAAGGTTTGTTTTTGTACCCCATTGTCCTGACTGTTCGCCAGTGTTCATCTCTTCGAGTCTTAAATTATTTACAAATGTACTTGCCATTATGCCACCTCTCGCCAGTTAGCTGTTTGATCTGGAACTATTAAACTATATACTAATTCTTCTCCCGTACTACCAATAGCACCAAGTCCAATTAAAGATACCACACATTGTGGTACTATGACAACACTATCTAGTGTTGTTTGTGCTGCTTCTAGTGTAACACCCACTGTTACTTCTGTAAAAACAGTTTCTGAGCCTAAAGCACTTGTCATTGCAATACTTACTGGAGTGTTAGCAGAAACTGGCGCTCCAGTTGTTGCCAAAATATTAGGTATTGCAGGAGTGTTAGCCGTTGCACCCATTAAAGAGTGACTACTACATTGATAGAATAATATTGGCGCACTATCTGCTACTGTTATTTGAGTGTAAGCACCCGCCTGACCTGGAGTTCCATTAGTAGTTACTCCCGTAGTATAAGCCGTACCTTTAGCTGCATCTAAATAAAATCTAAGTGGATGTCCATCATTACTGCTATCGCTTTGATCAAACTTATATGTGTTGCCTTCATATAAGGTTAAAGTAACAGCACTAGTAGCAGTCGATCCATCAATGGCATACTTGTTAGTAGATCCCTGATTGTAATATGGATGGTTTGAAGGATTGCCAGAAACAACAGTAACAGCATAGGTAACTGTACCAGCACCTGTTTGACTTATAGAGGTTGTTGCAGATACACCCGTAACATCAACAAAAATGCCTGGCACACCTAACACAGAACCTAAAGCAGTTGTTCCTAATATTTGAACAGGACTAGTGCTATCAACTTCAACATTAAGGTGTTGATTCCAAGAACCTTGACCCCATGTGCCTCTACCCCAACCCTGTAAGGTAGAATTTGACATTTAGGCTATCCTTATGATCGCATTACTTGCATCAGCAGTTGGAAACTGAACTGTAAAAGTACCAGATGTTGATGTTTTATTAGATGTAAAATCTAAAACACAAACGGCTGCATTACTATTAGTGTCATTATATATTAATGCACCCATAGCTGTAATTGATGCAGTTGTGAAACTTATATCTGCAAAATCTGTAATTCCAGTTGTTCCAGCATTTGTTGGAGCTACTTTAGTTAGTTCGCCACCACCAGCACTATAACTGCCACTGTTCAAAATTTCTCCAGTTGTTGTGTATGCTGTTGTAGCCGCTCCTAATGTTGCAGTAGTAGAAGATTTACCTCCACCACCTTCTGCATATAACGCTAATCTAAAAGTATTACCATTAGTTGCAAAATTATGTGTAGCAGTCATTAATTCTTTTTTAAATGTGGTACACATTGCTTGTGTTATTGCCATATTATAATCTCCTTATATATTCAGCCGTTTCTTTTTGACCACCTGATAGCAAGGCTTGGATGATAGTACCACGCTCTTCTCTTCTTGCCAAGAGTAGATAATGATACAGAACTTTTTTGAGATGTTCTCTAAATTGATTGGCTTGTTGCCTTATGTGTGCTGGAGCATCGTCAGATATACTAACAATCTTATCCACCGCTAAATCAGCAATTTGTTCGTTTGTTAGACCTCCTTTATCAGATGTCATAACATTAACACTTCCAGCTTGTGATATTCCTACATTAAACATTTATTTCTCCTCATAACTAATACCAGGTATATCGTCTCTACCAATTAGATTAGGCTTTGAGTCCAATGGTTCTGGTGGTTCTAATTTTGATTTCTTTGTTATCAACATACTACCTTGTGTTGTTGTAGAAACAAGTGGGTCGTCAAGTCTATGATAACCATATAGTTTTTCATCATCTGGCACATTCATATCAAGCAAAGATGAGCTATTTGCTATATGTATTTTAATTTTTTTTGAAATTGCTATTGCTAACCAAAACTCACAACAAGCTCTACCTGCCTCTGCAAAATTAACTGCTTTGTGTGTAAAATCTATTCCGTACAAGTGTAAATCAGATACATTTTGAAAAATAGCGTAGCCTAAAGCATAAGAAACTGTGTTGTTAAAATAAGCATAACCAGTCTTTTGAATAACTTGTTGTAAAGGAAACTCTATAACATCTGGACATCGTTTATCTAAACAACAAGAAAAAATAGGCACATCTTTTTTTTCCCTTAATCTTTCTTGCATAATATCTGTTTGTTTACCAGCATTAGGCGTATCAAGAAATCTTGAAGGTGGGTCCATCATAAAACATTTATCATGGTATATTACACCAGACATTGAGTTTATCGCCCAAACTTCATCAAATTTTTCACTACGAATTTTGGCTAGTATGTATTCAGAAAAGCTATTGCCTAGCGCAACAATAGCAACACTTTTGTTTCTCATTTCTCTACCTTTTATTGTTTTGGAACTTTAACCAAACCCTCCCTATAAGCGTCTGTATTTTCTAAAGCCTCTCCATATATCTTCAATCGGCTGATGGCTTCTGTAAATCTTGCAGTATAAAGTTGTAATAAATCTGTTTCGCCTTTCATAAAAGTATAGGCTTCGACTAAACAAGCATAAAGCAAAGCATCAGAAGCATTTTCACTTATCCATGTTGTTCCACTGTCATCAGTTGTTAATGAAGCAGGTCTATAATAATAATGCAACTCAACTGAATAACTAGAATCTGGTGTCGGTGCAACAATAAATGTACTTACGTCAAATGACGAATAAAATCTTGGGCTTCCTGTAGTGCTTGGATTAGGATTAAATTCTTGTATATAGTTCACATCTTTTTGCAATAAAAAAACATTTTGACTACTTGAATTAACGTAAGACAAAGAAAATGTTGATAAATAATCTGATGGTTTTTCTAAAAATTTATTTCCACTAGTCATTCCGCCAGTAACATTTTTTCTAAAATAATCTAAGTCAACTACTTTAAATATTCTTTCTTCTGCATTTTTTATAAAAAAAGGTATTTCTGCGACAAATGTAGATTCATCATTTTCTGTCCATTCTTGAATTGATGCAGTTAAAGTTGTTAAAGTAAAACTCATGTTACACTCACTGTTACCGTACCTACACTTGCAGTAGCACTAAAAGATGTTAATAAACTTCCTAAATTTCCTAAACCTTGATTAGTGTAAACTATAAAAGCCTTATTGTCATCTTTAACGTCTGGTCTAGCATTTCTTATAGCTTCTGGATCTGCTGAAACTCTTGGAGGAGTTAGTTGAGGATGTTTTTCTTCATATTCATCTTTACCTACAAGCAATCCATTCCATTCTTTACGCATATCTTTAATTCTGTACCTAAATCCAGAACGATCTGATAGACCAAAAGCATGTTTACCAGATGCAAAAGATCCCATTATCCTACCCTATAAAAACTTAACTGAGGCGTTACAGTAAATGAAGACCTGTCTCTATCTTCACCCATAGCTCTTTCAAACTCTTCTTCATAAACACTTTTCAATAATTGTATTCTGTCTGGCGCTCTCTTCATAGCAATATAATATGCAAGTCCAGCGGTTAAACAAGGATAAAATCTAAATGGTATTTCCATTGTGTTTGTCACACCATCAGCATCTTGTATTCTAGTCAAAGCATCATATACAATTGTGTCTGTACTGTTTTCTGGTGCGGGCCAAATCTTTAAATTAGGTGTTATTTGTCTATCTAAAAAAAATTGTGTTGGTCTGCCTGTTGTTGTTTTGGTTGGTATCGCTAAATAATTATCTCTACTTATACGAGTCATACTAAAATCGGTTGTACTTCTTCTTACGACTGCTGAAAGTATGTCAATCACATCTGTTTCTAAAGAGTAATCTGAATCGTTAGCAGTTAAGGTTTGAGTTCTTTGTTCTATAGTCCATTGATTTAATCCTCTGTTAGCCCATTCTGCTAACATAATATTCATAGACCTTTTGGCAGTTTGAAGATCATAGCCAGTACGAGCTTCTAATCCACATCTTTCAAATGCTTCTTCAATATATTCGGCTACGTCTATTTCAAAGTTTGTAGAGCTAGATGTTGTCATTTCTTTTTTCTCCTAAGAGATTTAACTCTTCTCGGTTTACCTGCTGGTTGTCCTATTCTATTCTTCTGACTTATTCTACTTCTTTTTTCTGCTGATGTCATCTCTGATCTAGTTTTAGGAGTTTTAGAGCTAACTCGTTTACTTGGTCTGCAATAAGGAGTTCCTCTCTTCTCTCCTTTTTTACGACCACATGCTTTGCCTGTCTTAACATCTTTCCAATCTTCTTTAAACCATCGTTTAAGATTTAATCCAGATTTTGTTTTACGAACTGCCATTATCTATACTTTGTAACTTTACGTCTGTTTTCCATAACAGCTCCACATCCACGAGCAATGTTAGGATTTTTAGATGATCTTTTCCTTTTGTTTTTTGGAACAGACCCTCCTCTTTTCATTTCAACAATACCACCTTCAGCTTTTTTCTTGGCGTTGCCATAATTAGCCGCACCAACTTTTCTACATTTTGCAATAGCTCCTGAAGCATACGCACTTGGAAAAACTCTGTAGCGAGCTTTAACTTTTCTGTAACAAGCGTCTTTTGGCATTTTTTTTCACCTTTACTATTTTTTTTATTTTTTTCTTTTTGTTCGG